GCTTGAACATGATGCCCTCAGCCGCGGCCGGGCGGCCTTGGTACAGGGCATTCCAGACGCGGGAGCCGACGCGGCGCTTGATGGCTTCCCACTGCTTGACCGTGCGGCGGCGGGCGGAGTTCAGCCATTCCCCGGGCTGGCGGCCGAGGGAGTCCTCCTCGCCCTTTTCCGGGTCGTGGTCCGCCATGGCGGGGATGTTGATGACCTTCCAGAGGTGCCCGTCCTCCGCGGCGACGAGGCGGCCCGCGAGGTCGTCCTCATGCCAGCGGGTCAGGATGAGGATGACGGGGGCGCCGGGGGCGAGGCGGGTGGAGGCCGTGGACGTCCACCAGTCCCACCCGTTTTCCCGGATGAGTTCGGAGTCCGCGTCTTTCTGGTCTTTCAGCGGGTCATCTATGAGGAGGACGTCCGCGGGCTGGCCGGTCAGGGCGCCGCCCATGCCCACGGCGTACACGCCGCCGCGTTCCCCTGCTACCTGCCACTCGTTCTGTGCGGACACGTCATGGGAGAGGGTGAGGCCGAGCTTGGCGCCGTCCGTGTCCATGTAGTTACGGACCGTGCGGGAGTTGCGGCGGGCGAGGCGGTCCGAGTAGGAGGCCATGACGATGCGGGTGCCGGGCCGCTGGGTGAGGACCCAGAGGGGGAACATCACGGACGCGCGGGTGGACTTCCCCTCCTGCGGGGGGACGGAGATGATGAGGCGGGCGTCCGGGGTGTTGAACGCCTCTATCAGGGCCTCGTCTATCAGGTCGAGGGCTTCCGTCTGGACTGTGCGGGGTTCGAGGACTTTGGCGAGGTCTCCGGGGGTGTCCCACTTGGGGCGCTGGGCTCCGGTGTCCAAGATGCTGTCGAACTCATCTAGGACGTCGTCAAAGTCCACCGGGGCCTCCTATTTCTGGCGTGGTCCCGGGGACAGTTCGCTCAATCCTAGAGGAACTGTATCGGTCACTAGTGCTTGTGGCAAATGGTGCCTATTGGGCGTTGTCGAGTTCTCCCCGGATGACGTCCGGGGAACCTGCCAGCGGGGCCAGTTCAGCCCGGACGAGGGCGCGGGCGGTGGCCATCTGGTCCGGGTCCAACTCCAGCTTGCGGAGCACGTTGGCCATGGCGAGGGCGACGGCGCGGACGTCCCGTTCCTCGATGGCGATCTTCCGTTCGTTGAGCTCCGCCATGCGCCTCTCAAAGTCGTCCAGCCCGAGGAGCTTGGACCGGCGTTCCTGAATCTTCACGGCGGCGAGGATGGCCTTGACGTCTCCCTTGCGGATGGCGGCGTCCAGTTGGAACAGGTAGTAGTCGAGGCGGTCCTCCTCCAGCTTCACCATCTCCGCGGAGGCTTCCACTTGGTAGGAGCGCTTGAGGCTGGTTATGGCGTTGTGGGCGGCGCCCCGGTTGGCGTATCCGGCGATCTTGGCGGCTTGGTCAAGGGTGGCGCCGCGCTTGCGGGCTTCCCATGCCATGAGGGCCTTCTCCGTGCCCTCAAGGGAGGCCTCGTCCGTGTTGTTGAAGCGGGTCATGGGGGGTCTCCTGAGAATGTTGTGGGGGAGGTCTTTACAGAATTAGGTCTAGGCGTGTTACAGTTGTTCCAAGTAGTCAGGCAGACCAACCAAGGAGCCCCCCATGAGCAACCAAATCGCCACCGGATTCACCCCCCTCGTCTACGTCGACCCCTTCCCGGGCCTCGCGGATGACGCCACCGTGGAACTGGAATGCACCCGCTGTGGCGGTTCCGGGAAGTTCGTGGGCTTCGAGCACATTGACGGCGGCCGGTGCTTCGAGTGCTACGGCCACGGCCACCACACCTCCACCGCCGGTGAGGAGCGCGTCAAGCTCCAGAAGTTCGTCAAGCGGGACAACGCGGACCAGCGCCGGACCGAGCGCCGCCAGAAGTTCCACAACGAGCAGATGGCCGCCGCCGAGGCCCAGTACCCGGAGCTCTCCGTCTGGTGGGAGCTCATCTCCGAGGACAACTTCCTCATGGACCTTTGGTCCAAGGCCTTTGACAAGGAGCTGACGGAGAAGCAGGTCGCCGCCGCCGCCAAGGCCGTCACCCGCCGGGCTGAGTGGGCCGCCAAAAAGGTCGAGGAGGCCAAGGCCAAGGCCGCCCTCCCCCCGGCCCCGTCCGGGAAGGTGGAAGTCACCGGCACTATCAAGTCCGTGACGTACAAAGAGAACGACTTCGGCGGCGCGTGGAAGATGATCGTGGAAGGCCCGGAGGGCTGGCGGGTCTGGTCCACGGTCCCGTCCAAGCTCATCGACGCGGCCATGGAGGAGCAGGCCGCGCGGGACTCCTCCGCGGATGAGGAGTATGTGGGCTGGTCTGACTTCCTCGTCGGCCGCCAGATCACTTTTACGGCCACGCTGGAGCCGTCCGCGGATGACAAGTCCTTCGCCTTCGCCAAGCGCCCCAGCAAGGCCGCCGTCAAGTAACCGCCCCGGGCGGGGGCCGTCCGGTCCCCGCCCTTCCCAATTAGACATTCTTGGTCTAACCGTGTTACAGTTCTTAGGTAAGCTCAACCACCAACCAAGGAGCCCGCAATGACCGCACAGACCGCCCGCCAGAAGTTCGAAGCCAAGCTCAACTCCATGCCCACGGACACCACCCTCGGCGCCCTTGAGCTCCTGACCGTCAAGGAGGAGCAGGGCACCCCGCTCACGAAGGACGAGCTCATGGTCCGCGGCGGCCTCTGCCGGGTGCTGGAAGCCCGCCACCCGGAGATGGAAGCCGCCCTTGAGGCGTGGGGCATGGACGAGGAGACGGAGCTCTCCATGGGCCGTGTCATCATCGGTTTCCTCAAGTCCCAGCCCGCCACCTAACCAACCACCCGCGGCGGCCCCCACGGGGGCCGCCCCTTCCACCCAAGGAGCCCACAATGACTGAACTCACCACCCTTGAAGCCCTCGAAGCGCTGACCGCCAAGGAGGAGGCCGGGGCCACCCTGACCGGCGCGGAGTGTGACGCCCGCCGCGCCCTCCGCGGGGTGGCTGAGGCCGCCTACCCGGAGGCCTCCGCCGCGCTGGACGCATGGCTTGAGACGGACGATGATGACCGCCTCCCGGGCCGCGTCATCCTTGACGCCGTCAAGTCCTGACCAGCCAGCCAGCCGGGGCGGCGTCCACACGGGCGCCGCCCCTCCCGTCTTTGAGAGGAGCCCCCCGTGGGATACCGTGGTGTTATGTCTAAACCTAAATTGCTCGGATACGCGGAGGTCTCCGCCCGGATTGGCGTGGAGATTCGCGCCGTCCGGACGTACCTTGCCAAGGCCCGGGCCCACCGGCTCGCGGGGGAGCCGCGCCCGGGTGATATGCCGGAGCCTGACCTCACTATCGGTCTCTCCCCGGCGTGGTACGAGTCGACTATTGCCGCGTGGGAGAAGCGCCGCCCCGGGTACGGGGCAGGCCCGCGGCGGAAGAAACCCAAGCCCCCGCCCTAGAACCATGCCCAGAATCGTCTAGCGCCCCGTCCTCCTACCCGGAGGGCGGGGCGCTCTGCGTTAGGCGCTCAGATGGACCGTGACGGGCCCGGTGGGTCCATGGATGGTGACGGCGATCTGGGCGGCCTCCCCGCCCATGCCGAGGGCGCGGAGGAGTTCCCGGGCCGCCAGCGTGGCCGGAGACGGCGCCGGGGCGGCCCCGGGCGTCACTGGGCGGCCTTCTTGAGGGTGGACGCCAGACGCCGCCGGACCTTGGCCCGGTTCCCGGCCTTTTCCAGTTCGAACCACTCCCGGCCCAAGTCCTCCATGCGGGCCTTGACGCGGGCGAACTGGGCGGGGTCTGACACGGTCACGGGGTTCCGGATAGCGCCCGGGGCCATGGTGTGAAAGACCCGGGCCTCCCCGTTCCCGTTGGACCGGGTCCGGCGGATACCAATGTTCGCGCCCTCCGGGATCATCCGTTGGAGCTGGACGGAGCGCGTGCTGTCGTACTTCGCCCTCATCCCCGTCTTGGACTTGGACTCCTTGGCGTACTGGAGGACCGGCATGACGGCCGCCGTGACGCCGTCCGCGCGGTCCCCGTACTGGAAGGCGTGCGTAATGTCATCCTCGTACGGGCCGTACCACTCCTCCCGGCCGGGCCCCACCTTCTCGATAAAGCAGGAGTAGGGGAACCCGGGGCGGACGATGGTCTTGAGCTCTGACCGGGACGGGATGACGGAGGCGAGCTGGGCGCCGGTCAGGGCGGCGTTGGTGGACAGGGCGACACCGGCGAGGAGGTCAGCGAATAGGGCCACGCCGCCGTGTTCCTTGACGAAGCGAATGGACGCGCCCGTCCCGCGGAGGTAGCGCAACGTCTCAATGTTGTCATCCAACTGGAGGACGCCCCAGTAACCGCGGCCCTCAGCTTCCATGCACGCCCACTCACGGCCGGGGAACGCCCCAAAGAACCCGGCCGGGTCCGGCGGCTCCACCCTCATCCAGTGGTCCCGGGCGTACTGGTAGGCCCACTCATGCGGGTAGACGACGAGCTCACACCCGTCCCGCTCATAGGCCGGGGCGTCCCGGTCTGAGACGACCCACACGACGTCACCGAATCCGGCGGCCTTGAGGGCGTCCACGTACTGGGCCGTTGGGCGTTCCTTGAGCTTGGGGCGGCCTCCGGTGATGATGGCGACCATGAGCCCGGCCCGGGCCTCCGCGCTGGTGGCGTAGACGTTAGGCGCGGGCGTCACGGACGTCCACCACGCCGACGAGGTCCATGAGGGTCACGGCGATGAGCCGGGCGTTCTCCTCGCTGTCACAGACCACGGTGAGCTTGTAGTCCTCACTGGTGTAGTCCGCCACGGTGTTCTCCAGCTCCAGCTCCTCCGCGTTCTCCGCAAGGTCGTTGAACTCCGTAACAATGGCTTGCCAGTCCGCGAGGACGAGGACGTCTGAGAAGTCCTCCGCCAGCTCCTCGAGTTGCTTGGTGAGCTCCGGGAAGTCCCACGAGGTGAAGTCTCCGGAGCGGTTGTCACCGATGCGGTAGGCCTTCACTTGCTGGCCGTCCAGCCGGTCCGCGACGGTCACGGGGACGCGGGAGAGGCCGAGGGACTGGGCGGCGCGGAGGCGGGTGTGTCCGGCGATGATGACGCCGTCCACGTCCACGACGATGGGCTGTTGCCAGCCGAACTCTTTCAGGGACAGGGCCACCACCTCCACGGCCTTGTCGCTGATTTTCCGGGGGTTGTCCGGCGCGGGGCGGATGGAGTCAATGGGGACGACGGAGATGGCGCCAAGATCGGCAACGGTGGTCATGCGGGGCTCCTATGCGGGGACGGCGGGAGGGGACGGCGGGCGGCGGGAAATGGCCATAAGGGCGGCGAGTGCGAGGGCTCCGGCGAGGAGGCCCCATTCCGTGGGTGTCATGGGCGGGCACACCTCCAGCACGTCCAGAGGCCGAGGAGGCAGGCGGCGGCCACGATGGCTTGGGGGACGGTCAGGTAGACGCCCGCGGCGGCTCCGGCGGCGCCGGGGAGGAGGATGCGGAGGAACAGGGCGCGGGCTATGGCGCGGCGGTTCATGGGGCTCCTTGGGGATAGGGGCGGGCACAACAAAGGCCCCGGGCGGTCTGTGGATGGACCCGGGGCCTTGCTGGTTGCTTGAGAGCTATTCAGTTGTGTGCAGACAGGAGAGTCTTGCGTGGCGTTGGAGGATTCGAACCTCTGCCCGTTTCCGGGCTGACCTCTGGAGCTGACCAGCGGCCCCCGGCTTAGCCTGACGGCCGGGACTCTCGCGCCTTGTTGGTGGCCGGGCGACGTGACAGCGCCCGGCCTCCGAGACCGGGCAGGGGCTCGAACCCTGTGGCCGCCCCGGCGGGTGTACTCCCCGCTGTGCGCCCGGTCCGTATCTCCGCCACGAGGGGCGAAGCTACCCGTTTAGTATCGGTCACTCCTACACCAAAAAGCAACTAGCGGGCGTAAGACTGGGTGCCTACTGGGCGGTGTCCAGTTGGTAAAAGACCACCGTGACCCACACACGGGCGGAGTCTCCGGGCCATGCCGGGGGGCGGTGGACGAAGCTGTGGCGGGCCCGGGCCTCCTCCGCAATGGCCGGGCCGTAGCGTTCCCGGAGGCCTCCCACGAGCTCCGTCAGGACCCCGGCCTCAGCGAGGAGGCGGGCGCCGGGGACGTCCGGGTAGTAGGCGTAGGCCGTCTGTTCGATACGGCGGACGGGGAGCTCCAGCTCCGCGTCGTTGGGGATGGCCGGGGGCGTGGGCGGGTGCTGGAAGGTCACGCGGGGCCTCCCCGGTACGTGCCGACGAGGGCGCTGTCCGCGAGGGCTTGCTGGCGGACCCACCGCCTGTGAATCTTCCGGGCCGTCCGGGCAATGGCACGCCCGCCGGGCTGAGGCCACGCCCGCGTAATGTCCCAGTTAAGGACGCGCGGGATGGTGGAGCCCTCCCGCGGCGGGGCGATGAGCTCGATGCAGTAATGGGCGCCTGTCCGGCCGACGAGGACCTTCCAGTAGTGGCCAGCGGGGAGGGCGGGGAGCCCGGGAAGTGTTTTCATGCGGCGTCTCTCATTTCCTGTAGGGCCTTGCGGGGGTTGTGGGGGGAGGCGTCCGTGGCGACCATGACGTCAAGGACGTCCCCCACCCGGTACAGCTTCCGGCCCGTCAACGGGTCGAGGGCGGCGGGCTTGAGGAGGCCCCGCTTGACCCAGTTGTAAAGCCTCTCCACATTCAGGGCCTCCCCGTTGCGGGTCAGGGCGCGGGCGATCATCTGGGGGCCCATGACACGATTCTCACTGGCGGCGATGGCTTGGCGCTGGCGGGACTTCACGTCATGGACGGTCCCGCACTTCCCGCACGTGAACTCCACGTTCCGGGCCGGGGCGTACATGTGTTCCGTGCATACCGGCTGGCGGTCCCCGTCCGCGTTGAACACGGACCGGCAGGACCCCACAAAGACCTTTTCGATGCGGACGTCAATGACGCGGCGGACGTCCTCCACGATCTGCTGGAGGCCTTCCAAGAGGGCCGCGGCTTCCGGCTGGAGGGTCAGGAACGCGGCGTAATTGTAGAGGCCCCGGGCGAGGGCTGGGGTGCCCACGGCGGCCCGGTACTCCGCGCCCGTGCGGGTCTGGACGAGCCTGACCCATGGGAGGAGGAATTCCCTGATCTTCCGGGCCTCCTCCGCGGCGGACACGTTGTAAGGCATCTCCACCGCGTCCACGACGGTCAGGCCGCGGACGGGCCGGAGGCGGGCCTGACGGGTGAGGGCGACGTCCAGTTCCTCAAGGATGCCGGGGACCTGCGAGAGGAGGAGCCCGAGGGCCTTAGCGTCGGCCGGGCAGAGAGTCCGGTCGTCCTTGATGGGGGCGGTGCAGTGCAGGCAGTCAGCCACGGGCGGGGGTCCTTCTGGTCAGGCTACGTCAGGGAGGTCTTGCGGCGGTGCTGTGGTGTAGCTGGGGGCCCAGCCGGTGGCGGACTCGAACGGGGCGCGGGCGTCCATGAACGGGGCGGGCTGGAGCCATGGGGCGCCGGGCTCATCCACGTACAGGACTGTCCCGGGGGAGAGGTAGACGTTGGGCGTGGACGTCACGGTCCCGTCCGGGCGGCGGACGACGAGGACGCCTACGCCGTTGCGTTGGGCGGCCTTGTGGGCGTCCACGAACTCCTCCAGCGCGGCCTGAGTCTGGGCTCCGGCGTCTGCCATGGCTTTCGCGGCGGAGATGAGGGCGTCCAGTCCCGGGGCGAGGCCGGGCGGGAACTGGGGCGGGGTGACGCGGGCGCGTTCCGGGGTGATGCGGCGCCGGGTGGAGTGGAGGACGTGGGCGCGGTGGGCGTGTTCGACGTCCATCCATCCGGGAGCCATGGGCCCCTCAGCCCACCGCTCATCCCAGCGCCCGCACGAGCAGGAGACGTGGACGATACCGCGGTCCGAGTCCACGGCCGCGGGCCCGAGGGTGTGCTTCACCGGCTCCGGCTCCGGGTCCGGCATGAGCTCCGGGGGGATGCCCGCGGCCTCGTGGATATGCCGGTCGTGGTCCGTTTCCACAACGGAGCGGAGCCCTCCCTCCGTGGTGGCAAGACGGCACGGGTAGACCTCCCGCCAGTTCAGGCAGGAGCACGCCGCGATCAGGGACAGGGTGGCGGGGTTCATCATGGTCTCCAGCTCATGGCCCGGGCGGCCGGTCACTGGGCCCACCCCATGGCCAGCATGGGGGCGCCAACGAGGAGGGCAATGGCGGCCAGTGTGGCGAGGACGCGGAGGGTGATGCCGGACGCCAGTGTGGCGCCGGTGGCCCATTGGGTGACGTGGAAGGTGGACACGATGGCCGCGACGAGGACGGCGACGATGGCGGCGCCCCAGAGGAGCGAGGCGAAGATTTGGAAGATGACCATGGGGCGGGGTTCCTAGTTCTTGTGGCGGGCGTTCAGGCGGTCGAGGAGCC